ATGGCAGCCGATAAAGCGATTGAGAAAGGACAAACCAAACGTTACCTCCCAGAGAAAGCATGGGCTGCTCTTTCAAAAGAGGAACGTACCAAAACAGATGCCAAGAAAAAAGCTGGCAGCAAACAAGGCAAGCAGTTTGTTCCTAATACAGAAGCAGCAAAGAAAGCTAGTAAAGCTGCCCGCAAAAAAAAGTGAGCTAAAATTGTAATAGCTCCTAAAACATCATGAAAAAGAAAGAAGCTCCTGCCGCTAAAGGCAAAATGAAGCCTGAGATGAAAGGTAAAGCCGCTCCTGCTAAAGGCAAGGCTGGCGCTACCGATAAGCAAGCTGCCGCTCGTGACAAGTTTAAAGAGATGATCGCTAAAAAGAAAGAAGCTGCGGCCAAGAAAAAGTAGTTATAATCACATTGCTCAACTATCCATTAGGATGGGATTCCGAGATTGCTGTTCCTGGCTTGAGCAACCAGGAATTTTTATTGCTACAACTTTCGTCTGTTGCGAACTAACGGATAAGGCGGCTTCTCGCATGGGTGCTGGACGCAGTGCTTTCAGTGGGATAAGCGATGTGGGTTCAAATCCCATACAGACGACTCTAAACTAGATGCATGGCAAATATTTTTGTTATTGCAGATACTCACTTTGGCCACGCCAAAAGTCTTTCTTTTGTTGACCCTGGTGGTGTACCGTTACGTCCATTCTCTTGCGTAGAAGAAATGGATGAAACTATAGTTACCAACTGGAACAACACCGTGGGTAACCATGACACTGTGTATCACCTAGGCGATGTTGTTATACCTAGACCCAGTCTTAAGTTACTTACCCGCCTGAACGGTAGAAAGATTTTGATCCGTGGTAACCATGACCAGGGTCAATTAAAAGATTTCTCTCAGTACTTTGAAGATGTACGCGGTGCATTTTTCTTTAGGCCAGGCTCTGACTTTCTTGGCGGTCTGATCTTTACACACATCCCTGTACACCCTTCATGTTTGTCTGGTCACTACAGAGGGAATGTTCACGGCCATACTCATTGCCATCTTGTGATGGATGGAGATGAACCCGATAAAAAATATTTCAACGCATGTGTAGAACGCAATGATTTTACGCCTGTGTCTATCGATACAGTCAAACAATATTTCAGTAATTAATTGGCTATACTTTTGGTATTGTTTATTTATAAAATGCCCACTCCTGTTGCGTTTATTTTTTCAGATGGCGAACGTCATCAAGCATTTGAAGAAGGAAAACGTCGTCAACAAGTTAATGAAACAAAAAAACTTAGAGGACGCAATGGTGGTGCATCGATTGGATCAAAAGCATTAGAGATTCATTTACTTGGAGCAGCAGGAGAAATGGCTGTAGCTTCTTATTTAAACTTAAAAAATTTTTTATATTTAGAAACAGAAGCCAACAGAAACAGTTCGGATTTACCTGGTGATATTGATGTTAAAACAAGAAGCAAACATAAATATGATTTAATTATTCAACGAAATGAAAATCCAAATAAACGGTTTGTCTTAGTAACAATTGAAAATAAACAAACACTCATCCATGGCTGGTGCTATGGAAAAGATGGTATGAAAGACGAATATTGGGCTGACCCTGCGCGAGGACGCCCAGCTTATTTTGTACCAAAGAATGTTTTAAAAGATATTTCTACTATGTTGCAATTACCACAGGCTTAAACACTGAAGCGATTAACAAAAACCAGCAGAAATTTTATTTAAATGTTGGGGTAGGAATATTTGTAATTATTCCCAGACGCTTAGCTTCATCTAAAGTACCTGGAGCAGTTGCACCTGCGTTTAAGCCCATAATTGCAGTTGCTGGAATTGTTAAATAAGGAAGTCCAAATAAAGATGCAGCAGTCTTATTAACAGGATCTTTAGAAAAATTTCCCAATGCTGAACCAACACCACGAAACCCTTGGTCAAACATAGTTTTACCAACAGAAGTAGACATATATTTACCAGCTAATTGAAACAAAGGATTCAAGGGATTCATTTACCCGTTCCTCAACGTAGCTTTAATTTGCCAAGCTGCTTTAAAAGCTTGACCAGTAAGGTCAGCAAGATAATTAGCAATATCAATGGCACCAACTTTCTGTGCAATAGGTTCAAGCTTTTTAGCTTTCATACCCAGCTCTTCAAGGTTTTTGTAGTACACACCAAGCTGCTCTGTTCCTTTGTAGCTGGTAACTTTCTGAATCCCTGGTGATGCATCAGCAAGACCCATGCCACACATAGGCATCAAGTAATCCATGCTCCTAATAAACTCAGCAAGGGTATCGAACTGTTCTAGGTGAGCCTCGTATTGATCCTTCAGGAATGCGTGGACCCCAAGAAAATTTGAGCCCTCGTAGTTGAGATGAATCAAATGTGATTGGGTCTCAAGTTCTTTGAGGTAAGCGCAAAGTGAAATGCACTGTTGGATAAATGCACCCACATCACCACCAGCCTTTGACTTAGCCGGAGCCTTGGGTTTATCCTGAGGTTGAGGAACCGGCTGAGCCTGGGGAGTTTCAGCAGGTTGATACTGTTGAGGACCGGGAGTATACATAGTCAAATACCTTATCTTCTTAGTCTACCAAAATTTACCTTGAATTTTTTATAATAGTTTTATGGAGTAAAATTAAAAGAACAAAGTAAATGTTATGACAGCACGTCCCCCCGATATCTTTTTTAAAACATACACTGTATTAACCGCCCCTGGTTCTGGCGAATCAACGTCTGTTTATTTACCGCCTTCTATTGTTGCAAAGAATTTTAGTTTGTTTGCTACGGTAGCAAGCATCAACACCAACGTTATCGTTGCCCTGGAAGGATCAATTGATGGCACCAACTGGTCAAAAATAATCACAAATAATACTATTACAGCCAATGGCACAACTCATTACAACGTAGCCAACCACCCGGTTAAATTTATTTGTCCTGTTTTTGTTTCTGAATCAGGCGGTACAGCAGCAACAGTATTGTTTTCAGTTGCCGCAGCAAATTAAATAGCCATAGTCCCTGAGATTATGGTTATTAGGATCTCTATATAACGGCATTGACTTAAAGCGTTTTATTTATTCTATTCGAGGCATCTTTGATGTAACTAACTGGCCGTAGTCCCTGGGCTCAGTTACTGACACATTAATTAAATTACAAACATCACACGTGCCCATGTGATATGTAGCTGCATGATTTGGTGGACCAGAGTACACACGCCCCTGGTACCACCTACCATATTTCAGACCACAATCATGACATACCCATTGAAATTTTTTAGGTTTCATTGGATAGCTTTAATGATGTTGCTATAGTGCTCAGCTTGTTTTAAGTGATATGTTTGTTGTTCTTGGAGCACTTCAATAATTGCTTTTGCTAAACGATCTGGACTTAACAAGTCTTCAGCAGATACAACAGTATCTGAAAAGTGATCAATAAATTCTTTATAAGCACGTTGCTCCATTAACGAATCAAATTCCGAAATAGCAACGTTGGTAGTGTTGTGCATGGTTTCACGTAGTTGTTTGGAGTCACCAGCGGCTGGAGTATCAGGACTCCCCAGTCTCTTGGTTGAGTTGTAATCTGAGATCAAATCCGAGTCGTTGAGTTTCATAAAGAAAATCTTCAATACATTTGCCGTAGCCTTCAATAAAATCTTCTGGATTTGGCACATCTTTATCAGGTGGATACCCAATGTGTGATAGCAAGCCCAGATCTAAAAACTGAAGCACTTTTTTTAATAAGGCTTCAACTTCTTCTTTGTCCATAACAATTGTTTTAGTCAGACCCACTTTGACAGTGGGCCTTAATAATGTCAATTATTTATTTTGTTTTTGCAATTCTTCATACTCTTTAATTGCTTTAAGAGCTTCAAAGAATTGCGAACGAGCCAACGGACCAGCTTCTGTAATACAGAAACGTTCCCATAGGCCGGTGTATGTCTGACTACTAGGCCGATACACATTGTACAAATGTTCTTGAAAGTCTGCTTTTTGTTGTTCGAGATTTACATCCCAACTATTCAAAATCTCTTGGTAATCAAATGAATTAGTCATTGACGAGTCTGGTTTGCATGTGGTAAATATCCTGGATCTCAGGACGCAACTCATTGACAGCATCAAAGAGATCGTCTTCAATCAAGGTTAAAAATTCACTAAGAGTACGACCTGTGAATGAGTCATACTCCAGATCAATGTTAAATGAAACGTTGATTGTTACAAGAGTTTTAGGGGGTGCTTCCATTACTAGAAGTGTAGAACCCTGAAACAATAGCAGGTTTTCATTTTTCTAGCAGTCTTTCTAAAGAATGCATTTGGTTTTGCTGGTAGTAACCAAGCCTTTCTTGAATGACATGAGTGTAGTTAATAGAGGCATCAACCATTTCCTCTGCGGTCATAGATGCAGCTAAGTTTTCATTAGCGATCATGGCAGCGGTAAGTACGGTGACTTGCCACTCCATCTTGTTTCCAATCAACGCAGGAAGGGGGGTGCCACCCTGCGTGAACGAATCAAACAAACGCGTCAAACCGTCGTCAGTCATGGCACCCTAATCTTTTCTTCAGTTTATACTCCCTAGTTTTTGCTTTTCATCAAATAAAACCAATACGCATTCCTGGAGTTAAGATGAAAACGTTTACCACCAAGAAGCTTAAGTTTCTTTTCCTCAAGTTCTTGCGCCTTTGCTTCGTTATACGGAAGAGTATCTCCGTTATCACAAAGCATTGCCAACTCAAGATCTACCATTTCAATCTGTAGTTGGAAGTCATCTACAGCTTGTTCATGACAACGGCACATGACATGCGCATCATCAAGATCAGTCGGCGGCTTCAAGTTCTGGTAGAAACTCTTCTGAATATTTGGATGGAAGATTGTCCATTCCCCTTGTGTGGACGACTCGATTCCGTTTGATGTTGTAGTCTTGTTGGATTTTGACACCTTGTGGGATTCGTTGTCCTTCTTGGTAAGCACGGCGGAGCTTGTCGGCATTTGGAATAATTTCTGTTTTTGTAACTGGTGTTGTAGTGCGTTCGATTACGTCACCACTCATAGAAGTTACCACAGTTTCTTTTGTTGTGGTAACGGTTTGTTGCAAGCAAAATTCATTGATGTCTGCTTCTTCCCATTCCTCTACTGGAATAGAAATTTCTACAGTCAACTCACGTTTTTTACTAAGAACAAACTCATAGTTCTTACCAACAATACGATTGGAGTCCAGTGGTGCGGCACGTCTTAACCAATTAACCAGACCCTTAATCTTGGCAACTTGTGACTCATGGTGCTTGCGTGCTACCAACAAAAGCTCTTGCTCTTTCTTGGCACGCTCAACAGCATCTTCATGATGTGCCCATGCGTAATACAACCGGTCTATTTTTTCAGACCTGAGCTCAAGGCATTGTTCAAGCTCAGCCTTGACCAACTCTTGGGACTCAGAAACCAATAAAGGAATAGACTTGTCCAGGGCAGCATAATGTTCATAGAGTTTAAAAATGGTCAGTTCTTTGAGATTTGTTTTAGTAATTTGAGTTGGTTTCATGTCAAGTAAATTGATTAGTTAGTTTGTTTACCATATAGGCCAGCAGTGCTGCGCATGCTGTCCAAAGTAAATCTTTAACAATCGGAAGAACAGCAGACAAAATGCTTTCAAACATGAGTGGTAATAAGTTGTGTTGCAAGCAGTTTAACGTCATGCTTAGGACGTTTAATTAATCTGTAACTTTAGGAAAAAACCTAGTTGTTAACTCTGCAATGTAATCTGTCAACGCTTCTGTTTTAGCGTTAACAGATTTAATTTCTTCCATTAGCTCATCTCGACTAGGGCCTGGATCCCACGACCGAGCTTTAATTTCGTCTGGGTTATTTTCTTTTTGAATAATGCGTGCTTCTTCATCAGCAGAATACACACATTCCATAAACATATCCCAAAGGAATTTGTCGCTAAACCCTTGAAGGTCAATGCCTTTATTAGAAGCTTCAGTTGTCATAACTGCTAAACAGTTAAGAATAAACTGAGACTTACTACTTAAAATTTTGTAGTACTCAGTTTCAGGCAAGCCGTAAGTTTCAAATCCCATCAGATTCATCCTCATCAAGTGCATTAGAAATAGCAGCAGTTAAAGCATCAAGAATAAATTGTTGTTGCTTTTCTTCTCCAAGGTTATTCCACCATTGGAGATCAGCATCTTCTTCGTCCCATTCAATTTGAATAGTACCGTCTCCATTTTCTTCTTCAATGTATTTAATGTCAAGTTTAAATACAGAAGCAGGGTCAGCACATTCAAACTGCATTTGAGTTACGTATTCTTTGATGTTGTTTTCCATGCGTTTTTTAATTGAGGAAGAGAAGTACCTGGAAACGGAACAAAGCCATTATCTAACATGTTATCAAATAAATCCCAAACATGTTTTTGAGTAAAGACTTCTTTTGGTTTGTAGGTACGCCAAGACTTAAGTGGAGCCATAGAGCCTTGCTTGGTGTATAGAACAACAAACCTCCCTTCATCAGACTTGCCTTCTGGTGGTGCGTACCACCAAGCCACAGCATGTTCTGCAACTTGACCACGGCATTGCGAACGGACTTCACCACGTTTAACAAGGAGCTGACGATAACGTTGCATCCATGTTAAATGAATACACCAAGGCTTGTAACCTTCAATCTCAGCCTGGAACTCAGATAGATTATTCAGTTGTTTTTGAAACGAACCGCAAGAGCAGTATGGACTTGCCTGAAGTTTCTGTAAGCCACTAGCCTCAACATCCGATTCTGGTTCAGGAGCATCAAAGTCAATGGCATCATTAATTTCGTGGAAACCATCAGGGGCAACCAGGTGCCCAAGGTCAGTTTGATCTGATTGAAGTAACTGAACCAACTTGGTTCGATCTGATATGTGAATGAATTTATCAGCCCACGCACGTTGTATTTGTGCAGATTGCGTAAGGTACCCCAGCTTATGGTTGTAGTGCCAACCTTTGAACATAATGTAGGCATTGTTTCGCCAGATTGATGGTCCACGATAGTTAGGTCCCAAATAAGCAAAGAAGTCTTTTAAGCGTCCTGTATATGCCTGGTACGCATTACAAACCAATTGCTTGTCATACTTTTGATTTGTACCGTCATTACGAATAACAATAATATCTTTATCAGAAAGATTAATTCCTGCAATGTCAGTATCATCAAAATCTAAATAAGCTCTCCTAATATTTGAACGAGAGTAAATAGATTGCTGTGCTGTGTTAAGTTGCGTTACTAATTGGTTTTCCATGGTTTGATTAAAAGTTGAGTTAATTAAAGTTCCCCGTGGGGCGGCCTCACCTTACTACGAAACAAGGCTCGATCATAGGCAGACTTTGCAGTTCGATACGTACCAAAAGCAAGGGCACCAAAAGCAACTGGTGTTCCCAGTGCAAGAGCTATGGGACCAGCAATCAACATAACTGCTGTTCCTGTAGCCAACGCAACTTTTTCTTCATGTTTCATTTGTTTAGTTATGTGTAGAATTGATTATCCTCCATGGTTATTTATGGAAGAGCATTACGTGCCACTTAGTAAGTTTGATATTGAACCATCAATTGATGATTTGTTTTGGGAAGAAAAAATTAAACGTGCAATTCAAGATTGTAACTCCGTAAATGCATTGAAAGAAATGGCGACTCTTTTAGCAAGAATCGCCACACAACGCCAAGGTGTAATAAAAGGGTTGGTTAAAGACATTCACCTATTCAACAATGTGTTGATTGATGCAAATGACATTGCCAACCCTGAACTTAAGTCTTAGAAACTAAAGTTCTCACCCGTATCAGGATCTTGTACAGAAGTCAAAAGCTTTGCTTCTACATCAATGCTCCTGGATGCCGGAAGAATTTCAACACCTTCTTTAATTCCATAAGCACCACCAAGCTTTTCAGCGTCTTGACGTGCATGCTGATTAATATAATCCGCAAACATGTCTTGATACTTCCAAGTTGATTCCCGATCTTCATCAGGAATTGACATCTGATTCAGTGATTCGATTGCAGCTTCTTGGCTGCTGTAATCAGGGATGTTAAAAGATTCAATTGCGCAGATCTCAACGTTGTTGGCGCCACGCATTTCGTTGGCAAGTATCGGAGCAAATACGGTAGTTGCGTAAAACTTTTCATTGAATGCAAGAGGCACCTCCGAATCC